AATCTTGCATCTCTTACAAATTGCTTTTTAGAGAAATTTTCATTAATTACTCCGTTATATTTTTCCTGTAGTGTTCTCATCTAAGTAGTCAAACATTTTAGTATTATATGGTCTTTTTTTCTGCTTAGCTACCTTGTATCCTAATTTTTCAGCATACTTGGTTGCATTGTTTTTTCCTCTACCTTTTGAAAAAGCATTAGGAGTCGCATACTGCTCTCCTTGGCCGGGTGAGAAAGAAGCACCAGTTCCGGTGGTGCTCATTTCATTTAATTCATGCATTACTTCTTTAACTAATTCTTTTAGCTGGCTTATTTTCATAATCCTTTTAATTCTTGAACTAATTCGTAATACTGCATTATATTAACAAGATGATCATCTGTTACTCTTTTTGTTTTAGCTACAGGCTGAATTCCTTTAGCTACTTCCTGTAACTTAATAGCAACGATTTCATCTTGTACTGTATCTTTTAATTTATTTATTATCTGTTTTAATTTTTCTAGCTCTTCATTAACTACATTTCTTAGTCTGGCTGATGAATCAACAGAAGTAATAAATTCTTTTAAAATATTTTTTTGTTCTGGAAGAAGAGAATCATATTTAGAATTAAATTTTTCTAAAAGGATTTTAAAGGTAAGTAATTTAAGATCTTTATCGTACTTTGAATATTCTTCAATTAAAGTATCTCTTACCTGTTTTTTGTTTTGCTCTTCTTTTGTAAGGTGCTCTAAAATAGTAGTTTTGTTATCTACTAGGAAGTTAGGATCGATTACATCGGTTACCTTGTGTGCTTCCATCAAACAGTATAATGCTGCAAGAGCTTTATAATCTTTTACAGAGATAGAAAAGAACTCATCAATATTATAGTTGTCTTTTATCTCTTTTATTAAATTATATCTCTGTTTTTTTAAAGTATCTTTATCTATAGTACGAGCTACTTCAATAATAGTTGACACTATAGATTCTGCTTTAGCTTGTGATACAGATTTGTTTTTTAAAATAAATTCATATAACTTAAATTCACGAACTAGAGCTGATTTGCCTGTGAAGAACTTTTTAAGGATCTGTACTGCAGCAGAGTCTTTTTTATCTAAAGTGTCGGCTGCGATTTGCTTAACCAACAGTTCGAATATAAGTCCGGTATTCTTGTACTTGCTATGTTTGATGCGCATTATTAAATAGTTTTGTTGTACCTGGAGTACGCCTTACCTATATAAATAGTAATTAATTATCTAAATCTTGAATTTGAGACTCGTCAAGGAGTTTATCAGACTCTTCTTCTTTATTTTCAAAGATAATTTGTTTTTTGTTGGCAAATATATCCTTGTTTTGATAGAATAAAGTTCTAGCTAAAGTGTTGTCTACTTTACTATTAGACTCTCCTTCATTTACGTTTTCGTTGTCTGAGTCAAATCCTCCGTGCATACCGTGTGTACCTAGTGGATCTCTCCCTCCTAGGCCATGGTTGGTTCCATAATGAGAAGCATGAGTTCTAGGACGGCCACCTTCTGGTCCTATATCTCCTATTCCAGGGGTATCATCTTCATATCCGGCAGGTACTCTACCAAATGGCATTCCTTTCTGATCTCCTTGACGTCTACCATACAGTGAGGCAAGATCGTGAGGAGTACCGTATGACTTACCGGATTTAGCTGGGTCGTTTCCTTCGTTTTCAATCTGAGTTAATCTGAATAATCTCTTATAATCCTCAGTAACTAGATCTCTCATTTCCATGTACTGATCTTCTGATAAGTTGAAGATATGATCGTAAATGTAATCAGTTGGGAATAGTTTAGTATCCATCATCTGTGATGCTAGATCTACTTTTTCCTTTAATAATGCGACTTTTTCTTGTTCAAATATAATTGAAGGATTAGTAAGACTAATTTCAAAATTAGTTAATGATTCTCCTTTAAATCCTTGTACATATAAATGAACTAGAGCTATCTTAGTAAGTTCTGATTCGAGTATTCTCTGTAATCTTTCTACTGTTCTAGCAAATCTAATATCTTCTGCAGCCAGGGTTGCTTTACCGTTAAGATCTCCTTCATATCCAAAATATGCTTTAGGTACTTTAAGAGCTGCAAACATCTTATCTCTTAAGTATTCTACGTCCTGAATACCGTCGTATGTAAGTCCTGGTGTTGTGTCTATTTTTGTTTGAGTATCTCCACCTCTCATTGGAATATAGAAGTCCTCCATCATATTCATCATATTGAATCGAAGATTGTAGTCCCCAGTACTTGGGTCAACATATGGAGTTTTCTTCATTTGGTTGATAGTTTTTTGCATAAACTGTTCAACCTCATTTGGCGGGATCTGTCCTACATTTATATAGAAAGTTCTCTTTTCTGGTGCTCTCATAATACGATGGATCAACATCGCATCTTCCATTAAAGAAACTTGTTTCCAAATTTTTCTTGCTGGTTCGATGTACGAGCGGCCGTATGGTAGGTAGTTAGTATCCGAAATTAATCTGAAGTGAGCTACTTCGTAATTATCAAATTCGATTACTCTCTTATTACTTTTAGGCATATAGTTTGGATCTTGAGAAGATGCTAATCCGTCCGGGTCTAACTGGAAAGTTACTCTTGCCGGGTTTTTAGGGTCAAGTCCTTCCTGTCTAGTCATATGGTAAACAGTGTAAGGAAGTACGTTATAAACTCCAAACTCTTCTGCAATCTCTAATTTAAGGAAGAAATCACCATACTTACACATATTACGAGTCCAAGACCATAAATTGAATTCTATGTTAAGAACATCGTAAAATAGGTTGTAAAGTATTTTTTGAATATTTTCGTCTGATGATTTGATTGAAAGTACTTCTCCCATATCATTCTTCAAAGTAGCCTCATCAGCTAAAATATCGAGGGTAGAAGCAATTAAAGCATCAGTATCCATTGCCTCATAATCAGAATATAACTGTATACGTAAGGTCTGATAATTAAGGTTAGGGTTGAAAATATTTTTATTATTGTAGATATATAATCTACTAAATCTATCAATAAGAGAGTTGGTCTGATACCTACCTGTAGTTTGTATCTGATTAACATCGGCTACCTTAAGCTGGTCACCGCCTACGTTTCTTATGACTACATCGGAAGAGAAAAGTCTCCCTAATCGTTTAAATAGTGAAGTATCTGCCATTAATACAGTTTATTAATAAATATCTTTTATCCTAATAACCACGAGATGTCTTCATTCCCATGGTCTGTCTTAACAATATACGGATTATTTCCTTGATAGGCAACTGAGGACATAACTACTTGGTTTTTAGCATTTAGGTTTGTAAAAGAAGAGAGTTGTGCTCTAGCCAGGTCCATACCTTGTTGACGTAGTCTTAATGCAGTATCTCGTACATACAGAGCGGTAGCAAATGCCATTAATAAATCATCATTATAATTTGTCTGAGCTTGTGCTTTACCATTCTTCCATACAAAAACTCTCATTTCGCCCATCAGTCTTTTTGACTGAATTGTAACAGATTTTTCACGAATATACTCCATCATCTTGGCTATTACTAGAGGACGAGTTCTCATCGACATTGTAAACCCGGGTACTAGTTGATCTCTTTCATACTTGGTCATATAAGATTCAACTGTATCCATTTGACTTTTTGGACTATAGTATAAATTACGGTATTCTCTTTCCATAATCTGTTCTATAGTAGCCCATCCAATGTTTGCATTTTCCACTACAAGTAGTGCATCGTTATACTCTGAGGCAATAGCAACTAGTACATTTCCAAAATCTTTAGGAGAAAGCTTACCTTTATATTCTGCTACTTGAACGGCCTGTTCTATATCGAATACGTGAAAAGCAGAATAATCTTGAGAGTCTCCTCTAGCGACATCCGCTACAACCATATAAGATTTACTATAATCAACTCCTTCCCAAATCCATAAATTACCATCTACTCCTCTTCTCTCTAAAGGATCTCTTTGATAGGTTTGCTCGTAGAAACTAAGGTCATCTGGTTCAAATACGGTATCCCCGGAAGCTAAGAAATCACAATCACATTCCTGCCCGGCCATTCTTGGACCGAGATCTTTATCCTGTTGGTCTCTCCAGGACTGGTTTCTTTCTGGGTGAACGGTCCAGGGTAGTCTAATAGGAAGAAATGAATTTTCCCCGGTTTCTGCTCTTTCCCAGGTTTGGTGAAACCAGTTACCAATACCGTTGGGAGTTGATAAAGCCATACATTGACCCCCGGTAGCAAGTGTCTGCTGTGCAGCAGTAAAGGTCTCCTCAATGTTATCTATAAAGGCAGCCTCATCTATAAGCAACAAGGATACCGCTTCAGATCTAGCAGCATCTGCATTAGATGATTTTGCTGTTATTTTTGATCCGTTTCTAAGTCTTAAAGATAATTTGTTCTTTTCAACGGCCGGCAATCTTAACCATTTTGGTAGCTCATCATACATAAACATTGTCTTGGTAACAAGGTTTCGAGCTGTTGCCTGAGTGGTTGCAAGTGCTAATACGTTTTTATCTTTATGAAAGAGCATTAGCCATAAACTATATGCTGCTGCTAAAGTTGAGATACCAAGCTGTCTAGACTTAAGAGTGATAATATATTGATTATCTCTAAATAAGTGTAGAACTTCTGCTTGGAAAGGGTATAGATTAAAGAGAATTCTGCCTCGGGTAGGATGCTGGATATGACAATACTTCTTCATGAAGTACGCCGGATCTTTAGCGCACTTGATATACTCTTGTGCGATTATCTTTTTTATGTCTTGTGCCATAACTATTTATTAGCCAAAAATAGATTTAAAATCAACTGCGATTTCTCCTCCTTTTATTTCTACTAATTCCAGTAGATTTGCTTGTTTTAGCTTATCAAAATCTATATAGAAAAAATGAATACTACCTTCAAATAATGCACTTGCAATATACCCTTCATCTCCTGGTTTTGTTTTAAACTTACTCATAACCATTCTAGATAATACTGCCTTAGCAGCATTTATAGGGCTGTCTGGGTTTTCTAATTCGGTTCCTAATATATCTATTTTTTCTTTTATATTTCTTATTAATTCAAATTTTTCTGCTTCTTGAGACAGTAGTCCTGAGTCTTTTACTTTAAAAATCTCTGTAAAGGCTTGGAGAAGTTCTCCAGGATTAAAGTTTGTCGAAGTAATAGCCTTTGCTTTACTTTCTAAATTTAATACCTTAATCAACGAATGAAATCCAAATATAATATTAAGTAATCTAATATTTGATTTTTGACTAGCAAACTTACCTAGCTTAATTTTACCGCTGTGTTTTCCGTACGCTTTTACTTCAACTCTCTTCTTATCGATCATTAAATCTGGATTATCAGATCCTCTGGTATCGTATGTGGTAAGAGGTGTTTTTTGATGTTGATATAACCAGTATATACTTAATTCTCCAGGTCCAACTGATTGATCAGGAGATAATTTAAATATTTTTTTGTAATTTTCTAAATCTTTAGGATCTACTTCCACAGTATCTGATCCAGCCGGAACAGTATATTTACCGAATACCTCAGGTATCTTACCTAAAGATTTAATGATATGCTGGTCATATTGATTTGATTCCTCACTAATAATCTGCTCTTGACTACTAGCAAGTTCATTTATCAAATTGTCTAATATAGCTTTATCTTCCGGATTGTTAATATCCGGTACACCTGATTTAGTTCTCCAGGCCCATTCTGTGTATAATTTATCTACAATATTCATTATGCTTCTGGTTCTTCTCCTGCTTCAAAGTCTATATCTCCTGTAGTATCGGCAGGTTCTTCTCCACCACCTTCTTCACCGCCTTCGGCTCCTGGTTCGGTAAAGGCTGCGTCTTCTCCGCCGCCACCTTCTTCTCCGGGGAATTCTCCTCCGCCTCCTCCGCCTCCGAAGTCAGCTTCTCCACCTTCTGCTCCGCCTTCTTCTCCGGCTCCTTTTAGAGGTGCTTCTTGATAAAGACGAGCTAATTTATCTAAGGCTTGTTGGAAATCATCAATTTGTCCAAGGAAATATTTTTTACCAAGGATCTGTGCCTGGAAGTTCTTTCCCGTCCACTTTAAGGTAAAGTCTTGTCCGTTAACTAGATTTACTCTGAATGTGGTTGGTTTAGGAGAAACCCAATCAATTGTATCTACAAACTCTTTAAAGTCTTCAGTCATTAATTTGATCAAAGTCATTTTAAGAGTTGGGAATTTCTCAAGCATAGTATCAGTAGCATCCTCAAGTACAGTTTCTTTACTGGCTTTGATGTCTCCTATCGGATCTTCCGGTTTAGGTTCTTCAGCCTCTCTAAGTACTTGAATGTATGCTTCTTCAATAAGCTTTTTTAATTCTTTTACTTTCATAATATTCTAGTTATTTCTGCAGTGATCTTTTCCGGTCAAAAATGGTCTTTTACATTTTGTACCTTTTACATGAACTCTACCGCATTTACCGCAACAGGTTGCTTTTTCTTCTTTTACTACCTCGCTAACTCTATCTCCTAGTCCTGGTAGATTCCTAAGATCCTCTACATATGCATCTGTCTTAACTAGGATAGAGCCTAAATCCTCAGTATTCTTAGTATAGCGATCTGGATCGTTAACTTTAGTTAAGCTAATTCGAGTAACTTTAGGGTTAAAGTTTGGATCTTTATCTTTAAAGTTTGAGTTAAAGTATTGGGTTTGATGTAGTCTATATCTTACACCATCATGGTCAAGTTCATGATACTGACGGTGAACAAACATAGGTGCATGTTCTCCCATTCTTTGCTTGATACCGCTCTTATCATGAGCCTGTAAAGCTTTAACAGCCTCATCTTCACTGGCTACACCGTTTGGTAAGATATCTGCAAATACTTGTTTTGCAAACATATCAGGTGCATTTTGGCTAACTTTGTCTATAAGACCGGCTCCTGAAAAGCTTCTATCGGTATATTCTTTTACTACTTTAGTTAGAGGAGTTAATTTACCATTTACCATCTTATGAGGAATACCATTCTTCATAACATACTTTCCTGGTTTTTTAGGCTCCTGTGCTTTTAAAGTAGCTTTTAGTTCTGGGTTCTTTTCAGTACCTTTTGAGATGGTTTTGCTTCTACCTTGTCCGGTTCCAAATCCGGTTGGTTGTGCTTCCTGCATCTCTTCCTTTCTCTTACCGAAAGTTTTGTGTACTAAAGTATCTAATTTTTTATGGAATTTTTCTTCTTCTTCAGCTGAAGCTCCTTCTTTTCTTTCAAAATACACCTCATCGTCAGCCATGTCAATTACTTCCATAGCTTGATTGGCTACTTCATCACTATAGTTGTTATAAAAGTCTTTAAAGAGAGAAGCTGTAGCAGATAACCCACCCATTACTCTAGCACCTTTAATGCCTGCATATTCTATAGCTGCTTTCTTTAGTTCTGGAT